ATGTTCGAATATGGAAATCCTGAGTCGATCTTGATCGAAGTTTTGAGTTCACGCCCGCTCACAACGAACGACATCTTGGGTCATACGCCGATTGGTGACTTTGAGCACTTCTGTTCGGTTACAGGGTGCTCAAAAGACAATGCGTGGGCGAAGCTGGCATTTGTGTGGAAGGCGACCGCACAAAGCAGTGGTTACGCGCTGCCCAATTGTGATTGAAGCCACCGACCTGATGCACGCGATGCTGCAAAAGCGTCCGTTCTCGAGCCACGACTGGCTGTTCGAATGGAAATTCGACGGCTTCAGATGCCTTGTCAGAAAGCACGGCGATCACGTGGATCTGATCAGCCGCGAGGGTAAGCCGTTCAACCTGTCGTTTCCCGATGTCGTCAAGGCTGTTTCTGCGGTGCCAGGCGATTTCGTGTGGGATGCGGAACTGGCGGTCGGAGCCGGTCGAGGCAGCGATTTTGGATTGCTTCAGCAGCGGGCCAAGACCATATCGCCCAGAAGCATCCCGTCTGCCGTCAGGAAGTGCCCCGCACGCCTGTATGTGTTCGATATTCTGACGCGTGGCCGGCAGGACATGCGAGATCAACCGCTTGCCATCCGGAAGGCTGTGTTGCGCCAGACGTTTGACGACACACCAACGCTCGTCTACGTGACGCACATCGATACAGTCGGCGAACTGGTTTTCGAGCAGGCGCAGTTATTGGACTTCGAGGGCATGGTCTGCAAGCGCAAGGATTCGCTCTACGTGCGCGGCCGCTCGCTGAACTGGATCAAGGTGAAGAACGCCGACTACAGCAGGCCCGCGGCTTTGGGATTTGGGCGAACGTAGCGCGACGATACAGCCCACAACCTGTAAAAGCAGAATACAGGTTGTGGGCTGTTTTCATGCGCTGATCGGCTTCTCATCCCAATGCGATCCGCCGAACGCGCGCACGGCCGCCCACATGATCGCGCGGCGCCACGCTGGAACGCCCGTCACTGCCGACGCCTCGCGCAGCACCGCATCTGCCGTCTCGCGGTCGACGATGTGAGAGGTGTAGAGGTAGTCGTGTACGACGCTCGCCTCGTTGCTCGTTCCGCCGGCAAGCATGTATGCGATCGGCACGCGAGGCACGGACGCGAGATCCGTGATGAAGCCTGTCGGCACGACGATGACCTTCCCCGCGACGTCCGAGTCATAGATCAGCGGCGCCGTCAGGCGCCACCTCCCGTCGTCCATGCCGGTGGCGTTCTCTATCACCAGCGAAGTCAGGAACTTGCTCATCACTGGCTCGCTGCGACGGGAGCGGAGGCGGCCGTTGATGTAGCGGCCGGCGCAAGGCTAATCGCGATATTGAACGCCATCACGCCGGTATCGATTGCGGCATCGGCCGCGTTCTTCTTGTCCTGCGGCAGAGATGAACTGTCGACGACCGACTTGACGAGTGGCAGCGTCGCATTGACGACCGTTTTCAGATCGGTGTTCGTGACCGTCGCGCCGACCGCACAGACCTTATCGACTGCCGGTTGCACGTCATTTTTCAGCGTGTCAGCGGCGCCGCCGGTGAAGACGTTGTCTGACTTCAGGATGGCGATTTCGCCATTAGCCGCACCGCACGCGATCGCGACTTGCTGCGGGAACGTGAGTTGAGGGGCTGCACCGCAAGCGGCGAGCATGGACGCGGCAATACCTGCCGCAAGCAGCATGAGCTTCTTCATTTCGGGATTTCCTTCAGAGGTTGCCGCGATCGCGGCGGGGATTTACTGCTGGGCGCCAGCAGGCACCGTCACTGCGGGCGAAACGACATTCGACGCGTTGATCATCGTTGCCGTGGCAGCGAATTGACCGTTGGCAGCGCCGCGCGCTCGCAACGCGTTGATACCGGCATGCACGGCCGCCGCGAGCGCGCCAGTCACAAGCGCCGAGACGCTATCCGGTACAGGAGCATGGAAGATCGCTGCAAGCGCCCAGCTCACTGCAGGCTCGAGCGTGGCGGCACTGATCGTGATGCCGCCGGTGATGACACTGGAAGTTTGTTGCTTCACGGTTTCTCCTTGGGGTTGATCTCGTCGGGCGAGAAAATGAAATCCGAGCGCTGATTGCGCTGCATGATCCAGATCGGGAACGGTAGAAGATGGATGCCGTGATCCTTGCCGCGGTGGTGCTTCTCGCAGAGGACCATCATGTTGTATTCGGAGTCGATGAAATCGCTCGGCTCGCGATAGCTCGACCAGTCGAACGCGGGATGCAACTCGCGCATCTTGTCGAAGTCGATGCCGTCGGCGTCGGCCCATTCCGCGTGAAAGTGATGCACCTCGCGCGCGGCCTTCGATCCGCAGACCCAGCACGGCGTGTCGAGCACGGCGATCAGGTGATGCTTCGTTTTGCGGAAGAGCGCCGATTCGGTACGCGGCGGATGGTCCGGATAGAAGATGTCGATCTCAATCGACTCGTGCTGCTCATGTTCGTGGGCGACTTTTGTCATGGCCGTAAACGGAAAAACCGCCCGAAGGCGGTTGATTTATATGCAAATTTTTCGTCTTGTTTGCCGAAAAACGAGCGTGTAAATTATCGATCCCGGAAGTCGACCCCGATTTCCGGCGGGTGTTTGAGGCCCGGTGCGAGCGCGCATCGGGCCTTCTTTTTAAGCACTGATGTCAGGCAGATCGACGGTCTGTCCAGCGAGCCTGTGCGTGCAGTCGCCGAGGAACTGGATGCGGCCGTCCGTCACGAACGAGTGACACACCAGCGGCCGTGGATCCGGAAGTCCTTCGCCGCGCTGATAGGCTGCGCACTCGTCATCGGTCAATTGCTCGACGCCGGTCACGAGAACGCTCGGCGTGAACGTCGGGCGGTCCATGCTGCCGTTCCAACCCCAGACGGGGACATTCGCACCTGCGACGTGCACCTGATGCAGGAATCCGCAGCCAGGGCAGTCGAACATCATCGTGCGCACGCCATCGTCGCGCTTGAGTACTTCGATCTTCATGTCGGCATCACTCCGGTTTCCATCGCGCGGCAAAGACGCACAGCGCGATCGCCGACCTGCCCATACCAATCCGAGTCTTTCATCTCAGCGGACGCCATCGCGTACGCGCCGCTCTTCGTTGCGGCGAGCGCCTTTTTAAAGCCGAGTAGTTTTGCGATGCCCAGGTTGAAGCACATGTTCGCGACGACGCGCTGCCGCACGTCGTCGAGCGCGCGCCACCACGGCAGATTCACGTCGAGCTGGTGAAACGTGTCCGCGATGTCCTTGTCGAGCAATTGCTGGATCTGCGACGGCGACAGTGGAAACGTCCAACTCGCGGGGAGAGGCGACGCATCCATGTTGTGGCCCACACCGACGGTGCGCTTCGGCTTCTTCGCGGTGTCGAGATATGGCCGGTCACGCACACCTTCGTCGCGGCGCAGTTCGGCCTCAAGGAGTGTCAGGTTCATATCAGTCCAGTGACGGCCATTTGCCGTGCGCGAGTGCCCAGATGATTCCGCCGACCGTCAGGAACGGCCCGACCCAGATAACTACCCGGCGCAGCACCCGCCCCGTCGCTGTGAAGAAGCCGACGCCCGATTTCGCGAGCTTCAGCAGTTCGACCAGTTCCTTTGTGTTCGACTCGACGCGGAGCGTCGCTTCCGTGTTCGTCAACAGTTCAACGCGATATGCGCTGATCTCCTGCTCGAGCGTGCTCATCTGGCTCTCCAAAGCGGCAATCCGCTGGTTCTCTGCGTGTGGATGGTTCAATGGCGGCCCCGGAAATGAAAAAGCCGCCCGGAGGCGGCTGGTCAATTTTTTTGATACACTCTCGCGCGGCGATCGGCGGCAGGTCTATTCTGTTGCCGGCACCGCAAGGCCCCATGCGCCCACAAGCGACATGGGGCCTTTTCTTTTTGGTTCCAGAAACGAAAAAACCGCCCGAAGGCGGTTCATCTACATGCTCATCAACGGTCTATTTTGAACATGGGCGGAGGGTGTAAGTTGAACTTATACCCTTTCAGTCCACATCGAGCTTGCGTTTTCTGCTGCGTGGACTTGCTGGCTTCTTTTCGGGCGTCGCCTGCATTTGATCCTTCATACGGGCGAATTCTTCGACCGTCATCGACTTCACCACGGCCTTCTGCGCCCACTCGGCCAATCCATCACGCGCTTCCTTCGACGCCATGAACTCGTCGAACATTTCCAAGCGCAGCAACATTTCCGCAAAAAGCGGAATCTTTCGCTTTGCCGCCCCCTCCTTCATGGTCTTCAGCAGCCACTCTGGTAGAAGCCCTTCGAGTAATTCTTCTGTATTGACCGTGCCAGATGTTCCGTCAAACGAATCCTGCAGACGCTTAACTATCTCTAGATTCATCGATCGACCGCTAGCTTTTGCGGCGTCAGCGATCCGTTCGCGCATCCCATCCGGGAATCGAACTATGTACTTGTCACCGGTCTGGTGACTACGCACGGGGGTTTCCTTGTCCATGCGCGAAGGATACTGGCTTTGAGCCAGTTACAAAATACTGGCTCAAAGCCATAAAAATATCTTGCCATGATGGCTCGAAGCCATTACATTGCAACTCATGCATGGCTAAGAGCCATCATAAAGGAGAGGCCCATATGGACACACAGCAATACCCAAGCAGGATCGCCGAAAAGTTCGTCGTACGCCTCGAAGCCGGCATGCGCGAGGAACTTCGGGCGATCGCAGCTCGAAACAGGCGAAGCATGAACTCGGAAATCAATTTGCGGCTGGCACAGAGCCTTGCAGCAGAAAAAGAGAAGGCCCCGAACGCTTGATCTTGGCGGACGCGCGTTCGAGGCCTAGGGAACAACCTCCAATGGAGATTGCAAATGCATGTTAACACACTGCCGACCGTATTCAAGTCGGTCGATTTCAAGATCCGCTCGATTATTCGCGACGGTAATCCGTGGTTCGTGGGCGCCGACATCTGCGCGGCTCTGGAGCTGACAAACGCGGGCATGTCCATGAAGGCTCTCGACTCCGACGAGCGAGACATTCATCCCGTCATCACCTCTGGCGGCACACAGAAAATGACGGTCGTCAGCGAGTCGGGCATGTACACGCTCGTTCTCCGCTGCCGTGATGCTGTCAAGCCGGGAACTGCGCAACATCGATTTCGCAAGTGGGTCACGTCGGAAGTGTTGCCGGCCATCCGCCGAAGCGGCGCATATGCAACGAACGCCGCCGAACCCGACATTCCTCTTCTCATCAACGCTGGTCAGCAGACCGACCTCGAATGCGCAGTGCACGATCTGGCGATCTATGCCGGCGCGCGCGGCGCGAACTACCGATCAACCTGCCACAAGGCGTGGCGCGAGATCCGCAACCGTTTCGGCCTCACCGAATACGTCCAGTTGCCTTCCAACCGTTTTCAGGAGGCGATGGACCTTGTATTCGACCTGCGTACCGAATGGGAGACCCAAGAGTCCACTGACGGCTGCTACACGCTCGATCACTTCCTGTCGATGATGCACGGCTATTACCTGGACAACCGCGTGCCGAGCCGCGTCGAAGTGGAGCTCGGTCGCAAGTGGCTCATGCGTACGAAAGATGCGCTGATCGCCGCGCGCGCTCAACTCAAGCCGGCGGCCGTGCCTGCAGAAGTCCGCGCGGCGAAGCGCCTACTCTCCGATCGTGCGCTGTCGTTCAAACCAGACCCGTACATCCGCAGCCTGTCTTTCTCACGCGAGGTGGCGTAATGAACGATCTTTCATCCACTGTCACTATGTCGAGCCGCGAGATCGCAGATCTGGTCGAGTCGCGCCATGACAACGTCAAGATCACCATCGAGCGCCTCGTCTCGCGAGGAGTGATCGCTTCTCCTGCAACGCAGGAAAAGCCCACTGGCGGCCGGCCAGCAGTCGAGTACCTCGTCGGCAAGCGCGACAGCTTTGTGATCGTCGCGCAGCTCTCGCCTGAGTTCACCGCGCGTCTGGTCGACCGCTGGCAGGAACTAGAGGAACAGGTGCAACGCATCGGTGCCCTTCCCTCTACATCAGCAGTCAACGATCTGCTGCTGATCGGCCGAGCCGTGTCGCAAGTCCCCGGCGTCAACCCTGGCATCGCGATGTCACTGACGCTCGACACGATCGAAAGCTATACCGGTCTCCCCGCCAGCGGACTCCGGAAAGCGCTTCCCGGCACAGGCTCGGCTGCTGCCGTGAAGATGAACGCCACCCAGCTCGGCGAACGGGTTGGAATCTCCGCGCGCGCAACCAACAAAGCGCTCCGTGAGATCGGCCTCCAGTCGAAAGACGACAACGGCAACTGGATTCTCACCGATGCCGGCCAGCAGCACGGCGAGATGATCCCCTATACACGAAACGGGCACAGCGACTATCAGGTGCATTGGCACGAAAGCGTGATTCCCGTCCTCCGCGCGAGCCTTGACACAGCCAAGGTCCTGCCGATAAACAAGAAGGAAGCCTGACATGAAGACCAACCATTCTTTTCCCGTCTCCAACCCGGCTCGCGCCTTTCGCGCTCGCATTGTCGTTCAATCCTCGCGCACCTGCCCCGCTCGACGCCGCGCTCGCGAAGGTATCGTCAACTCGACCATACCCCGGCGCGCTCCCGGCGCCCGATGGAGAACCGCAGCCGTAGCAATGTCGCTCGGATGCGCAGCTGCGTCCGCCCATGCTGACTACGTCAATGATTATGTGCAGGCCGAGATCGGCATCGGCGCCGCGCACTACATCACCGTCGACGGTCGCTGGCAGCAACAAGGCATCCCGGGCGGCTCGAACCTGACCAGCAAGCCGCCGGCGTTCTCGCTCGGTTTCACAGGTCCTGTCATCTCGCGCGGTAAATGGGGCGTCGACTGGCACGCCGAATACGTCAATCTCGGGCGCGCCGCTGTAGACTGCTCGTGCACTCCGGATGATCGCAACTACAACCCGTCGACGCACCAGTACACGAAGAGCGTGGATGTGCCGACGGCCTTCTTCACTGGCGAGGGGCGTTCGCAGGGCGCTGCCTTGACGCTCGAGCCGTATTACTGGACGCATGGAGTGCGTCTCGCCGTCGAGGCTGGCGCATATATCCACCGCGACAGTTGGTCGGAGGACGTCGCAGGCTGGTACGCGCCGGGCAGCAACGAACCGCAGAATTTTCACCTTGACGACGCTTACTGGTCCGTCGCACCTGTCGTCGGCGCATCGGTTGGAAACGGGCGCTTCACGCTATCGTATCGGCACTACTTCATGGGCATCAACAGCAATCAGCGCAACATCCCGCCGCTGTGGAATGATGCTGATTCCATTGAACTGAAGGTGAAGTTCTAACGCTAACCGGGTTTGCGCGCATCGAAGACGATCGACCAGGGGCCGATAATGCCCTTGGTTGGTTCATGTAGATTCCAATATGAGACTTGGAATCCAATGCTTGCGAGTTCGACGATCATCTGAAGACCAAATATGGTCCAAACGAGAACGCCCTCGCCGGGCCTCACTGGGTCTCCGTGGTAAAGCTTCTCTCCGAAGTATTCCACCCGGCTATCCGTTTCGACTGCGCGCACTTCATCGAGAGCCTCCCAAGGGTAAAACGGTACAGTGAAAATGTGCCGACCACCTGGCTTCAAAACTCGATAGATCTCACGATGAGCATCATAGGGACGCGGCATATGCTCAAGAACGTCGCTCGACAGAACGAGGTCGAATGATTCATCGGCGAACGAAAGACATTGCAGGTCTTCATTCCTGATGCCACCAACTTCGCCACCCCTGGGAACATCGGAACCGAAATATTCCGAGTATGTGTATCCGGCTATGTCACGCAGAGCCAAATGCAATGGACCAGTCGATTCGGTGTTGTAGACGGAAAAGCCCGATGGGAAGCTAAGCGGCCCCGAAACGGCTAGGCTGCATAACGTACGGACCATCACTGCCATCTGACGCTGACGGTTTGAAGCGCCACAGTGCGAACAGGCGCCACTCTCGCGCTCGTTGTCGGTGAAGCCATCGAATACCGACTCCGAGCCGCAGACTGGGCATACGCCGTGCAATCCGCCCGCCGGAACTTCATGCTTCCCACTCTTGCGAGGCGACATTGGGAAAATTCGAGATCCCGCTAGATGCGATTCGCCGTTGCTGCGATCGAACTTCAGTGTCATAACAACTCCACGGAAAACGGGAATGTTACCACTTGATCGAAACTGGCAAATGCAGGCATCAGTTACACCGTTGGGGGTGGCAACAATTGTTGAGCCATTGCAGGCAACGCCTCGTAATATAGTTTCCAGCGTGCGTCAGATGTCTCGATAATCCCTTGATTTAAATAGAACAATTGATCCTGCTGACAGGAGAAGCACGAAGTAATCGTGCCGTCAGACGAGTCACTAAACTGAACATAAATACTTGTCATGATGCCTCCCTTTAGAGCGTATAGCCCGAGACGGAGATCACTAGGGTTGGTCCAGATCCACCTGTCGTCTGAAACGTGTAAAACAAGGTTTGCGCAGTGACAAGATCCAACGTGAACACTCCTACCACTTGTGAGTTGTTGGCTGCCGCTGTACTAGTCTGTATTGTTACTCCGCCAATCCCGGTTGAGCTTGCCGCGACTGCCGCACCAAGACTTGCGCCGGCGGAAGAAAGCTGGGCATTGAGAGTGCCTTTTATAGACCGAGCATTTGGCGGGACGACGCCGGCCATCGCAAGGCTTGTAAAGGAGGCTTGCGTTGTAGATGTACTGAGTACGTTAGTGGATGCAAACGAAAAATTGCGATCGACCTGGTATCCAGCAATCAAGTTCCCGCCGGAATTCGTCGGCCACACCGAGATCAGCGCGCTAGCCGTGTAGCCTGCCGGCATATTAGCGCCGGTGTACACATTGCTGCGAAGTGTCGATGCGTTCTGCGCCAACAGCGCCGCCGTCTGCGTCGTCGGATTCCAGATCGCATAGATCGCGACATAGCCGGATACGGGCGCTGAACCGGTATCCATTCCGCCCGCGCCTGTCGTCGTCAGGGTAACTGCCTTGCTGAAGCTAGGCAGACAGTATCGAATTCCGCCCAGCGCTGTCTCGACGATAATCTCATCGGCAGTCACCAACACATTATTGGTGACTGCTGTCGCGCTAATCACCAGATTCCGCACACTCCCCACTACTCCCGCAGCCTGAGCCATAGGCACAGCATGCTGGCCCTGAGTGGCGGGGGCGACGGAGAAGGTTTGCGTGTTGTCGCCGTTGATCTTCGCAAACTTCGCGACGATCGCGTCCCGGACTTGCGTATAAACGGTTTTGCTCGGCGTCAATCCGCCATAGACCACAATCGCGCGCAGCTCTTCCTGAATCATGTTCAGCCATGATCCGCGCACCTTTGTCGCAGGCGTACCGGTCGCCGGGTTGCCTTCGGTGAAATATCCTTCGGTGCCGGCGGCCTCCGGCGTTGGGATGGAACCGGCTGCGGTTGCGTCATCAATACGAAACATGTGGCCTCTTATGAGTAAGAGAAAATTGGAATCGTGTGCGCCGGCATGACTGCCTTCATCTCGCACTCGAGAACTGTGTTGCCCCACGATGCAAGCGGATCTCCCGCAGCCATTGCACCGGCAGTCGCGATCGTGACTGTGTTGATCGGCGCATTCACCTGCCAGGCGAAACTCCACGCTGTCCCGTTACATGGGTCGCCGGCATGCAACTGACCGGCGCGCGCCTCGACGAACTGGTTGATCGTGACCGTGTAACCGAGGTTTGCTGCGAATGCCGTAAGGCTCTGGATAGTCGGGCCACCAACGCCGACGAATCGTGCTAATACCTGCGCTTGCCGCTGTGCGATCGTCGGTGCGACGCCTGCGCACGGGTCCGGTAAGCCGAGCGTCGATTCCCATTCGGGAAGCAGTTCGTATGTCGTCGCCGGAAACGCATCTGTAAGCAGGTAGTTCGCGCGCGCCGTCGAGCGCGCATAGCTCGGTGCGAGTCCCGACAACACCTGCGTCTGCACTGCGTCAGCAGCGCGCGGCCATATGCGGCCGCGCGGCAATAGTCCCTGCAATGCCTTCAGAAAGTCGGCGGCTGTATAGTTCGGCGCGAGCATGAGACCTCAGACGTATTGCACGCTCGCGAGCACGGGAAGCTGCCCGAAGCCGCTGGTGATGTTTCCGGTATATGTCGTGGTGGTTACGCCGACGACGCCCTGAATCAGGGTGATCAGAAACCCGCTTGTGCCCGATACCGAGCGAATAGCCGCCGAAATGTCGTCGCGATTGATCGTGCCCGCGCGCGGGTCCCCGTTGCGGAACAGAACATCCGCGATAGCTGCCGAGATCGCCGCGCGGGTCGCCGTCGTCGCCGACGTCAGGCCTGAAAGCGTGATCGTCAGATTGTTGGCGATCGGAGCGCACGAAGAAACGAGCGCTGTCACCGGCTGCTTCGTTACGATGGAATCCGCAACGACGAGTTGGTCGCCAGTAGCGACGACGCCCCGCGGTATGCCGCCCGGTCCCTTGTCATTCTGTGAAACACCGTCGGTGCCCTGCGGGAATCCGTTGTGCGCGGCTTCGGCGCTGTCCCACATCGTGTAGACGACGACCGTTCCTGCGCCGAATCCATTCGGTGCGCACCACGCGCGCGTCACGCCCGCGACGGCGAGCGCCCATTGCACATAGTCGTCGACGTCGCCGCCCTGCGGAGTGCTCTGGTACGCGTCGAGCATCCGGCTTCGCAGATCATCGTTGCCTTCGATGTCTGCGCCTGATTCGACCGTGGCCGTGATCGTGCCGCCCTGCTGGATGCCGTCGACGGCGACGCTCAGCGAGACCACCGTGCCCGGATCAGCGTTGCCTGCGGACCCAGCCACGTCAGCCACGATCGTGACGGAGACGTTCCCGCTGCCGTCGACCGTCCCTGTCGTCGACGCCGTATAGGTCATGCCATCACCGCGCGCGATCGCCGAGCCAGCGCTTAGAACCTTGCCCGTCGTGCCGGGGAATCGCGCGGTCAATTGCGCTTGCGAAGCAGCCTTCCGATACACATCCTTCAGCGCCGCCCAGCCTTCGAGGTATTCGTCTTGGGCCGTGAACGGCACAGCGTTCTGTGCGATCCAGTCGAGATAGGCGAACTGCAGGTTGCACATCCCCGCCTGGATCTTTCCGACGATTTTCAGCACGGCGAAGCGCAGAAGCGCGTCCGCACCCTGAAGCGCCGACGAAATATCGGCCGCCACCTCGCTGATCAAGGTAGAGAGCGTCTTTCTTTGATATGGCATGTCAGGAGAGCTGGTTCCAGGCCCACGCGTAGGTCATATCGATCTGCGTGCCCGTCGGTTGATAGAGCGTGATCTGCGCGCCGAGAAACGTGTCACGCACCCACTGCGTCTGCACATCAATGCTCGCGGCCACACCGTCATCGACGAGCCACTGAAGCGCCTCGAAGATGTAGTCGCGTGCGTTGTTCAGCACTTCCTGCGTTTGCTTCGATCGGTCGAGCAGCCAGAGCCGCGAGCCAATCGGCTTTTT